TGATGACATGCTTGGTGACGGAATATCATCTGATTCTCAAGACTTTACAGATAATAACTTCAATCAATATATATTAAAGGTAGAAAAATACGACAGTAAACAGCTAATAGCTAGAGCTATTGAGAAGCAATCTGGTATGATAAAAGCACAGACAGCTCCTAGTTATTTTGCAACTCCGGAAGAATTAATGGAAGAACTAAAGACAATATTAAATATAGGAATATAAAACGTGTAACTAAATATTTATTAATATGACACAAGATCAATTGATACTTTTTAAAGAACTGATCAAAGAAGTAGTAAACACAGCTGTAAAAAATGCTGTAAAAGAGGAATTAGAGAACTCATTTAAAAAAGATTTGAAAGAAGTAAAGCAATTACTGGCCAAATCTATAAAAGAAGCGAGAGAAGTAAATTCCCAGCCAAGGCCCCAGCAGTCTTACCAAAATCCTGAAGACTTTAAAACAAAGCTAAGGGAAGCGGTAGGATCTGATTTTTCTAGGAGGCCAACAAGTCCTTACACAAGCCAAGTACAACAGCCTATTATGCCTCAAATAAGCCAAGAGGCTGGTATGGCTATGTCTGTTGATGGGACTCTACCTAACGTAGATGCGCCGATTCCTTTTATAAATAAAGGATCTATGGCCTGGAAAGAGATGAAAGAAAAATTAGGATAATATGAGAAACCGTATTGAGTATACAGTAGACAGCAGTACCAGAAATCCAAATAGGGGTCTTGGTATAAAACTGCCATTTAATACTCATAACGTATTCACTATAAACTACACAACTAAAAATCAAGTAAAGAGTAACCTTACTAATTATATGCTAACAAATAAAGGAGAGAGACCATTCAATCCAGAGTTTGGTGCTGATTTAAGAAGGTTACTGTTTGATCAAAATACTGATTTTACTATAGCAAAAGAAGTTCTTCTAGATAACTTAGGTTTATATTTTCCAATGATAACTGTGAATAATTTAGATTTCACAGCTGATCTACAGAGAAGTTTGCTTAATATAAAGTTAGACTACTCTATAAAAAAAGACGCTGATACAATATTAATACAAATAACCTAATGACACAGAAGGATATAAAATACATAAATAAAGATTTTACTAGCTTCAAAGAAGCCTTAGTAGAGTATGCCAAAAGCTATTTCCCTACAGTATACAATGATTTCACTGAGGCAACTCCTGGAAACATGTTTATTGAAATGGCTTCTTATGTAGGAGATGTATTATCCTTCTATGTAGATAAGCAGACTCAGGAGAACTTCCTTCTTTTTGCACAGGATAAGCAAAATCTAATGTCAATGGCATATGCCTTAGGGTATAGGCCTAAAGTGGTCAGTACAGCAACTGTAGATCTTAGCATTTTTCAACAGATACCGGCAATTATAAACGGAAGTGTAGCATCCCCAGATTACTCTTATTCTCTCATAGTAGATAAGGAAGCAAAGGTAAAATCTTTTACCAACAGTGATGTAATATTTGTTACACAAGATTCAGTAGACTTTAGCTTTTCTTCTTCTTTTGATACCACAGAAGTAAGTGTATACCAAATTAATAATAGCACTAATCAACCTGAATATTATCTCCTTAAGAAGAAAGTTAAGGCCATTGCCGGTACAATAAAATCTCAAGACTTTACCTTTGGGACAGCTATTAAGTTTGACAGCGTAACCCTACAAGATAATAATGTAATACAGATATTAGATATTATAGACAGTGATGGAAACAAATGGTATGAAGTGCCATATCTGGCACAAAATACTGTGTTCCAAGAAGTAAAGAACAATGAATTAAATGATCCGTTCTTATCTCAATATAGTAATACTACTCCCTACTTGCTTAGATTAAAAAAAGTTAGCAGGAGGTTTGTAACTAGGTACACTGAGAACGATCAGATGACAATAGAATTTGGATCAGGCATAACAGGTAATCCTGATGAAGAGATCATACCAAACCCGGATAACGTAGGTATGGGCCTTATAGATTCTATATCTAAGATATACGCAGCTTACGATCCTTCTAACTTTATATACACTAAAGATTACGGACTGGCTCCTAGCAACACAACTCTCACTGTAAGGTATATTGCAGGTGGCGGAGCACAGACAAACGTACCATCCAATGATATATCCCAGATATATGAATTAAATACAGCAACTGTATCTTTGAATCCTACTAACTTAAATCAAGGACTGTTAGGGTATATACAAAGATCCATAACCTTCAACAATGAAGCACCTTCTTCTGGTGGTGGTGATGGGGATACTGTTGAAGATATACGTTTAAAAACAATAGCAAGCTTCCCTACACAGCTTAGAAACGTAACTAAAGAAGATCATATAATTAGGGCATTAAGTATGCCTCCTAAGTTCGGTACAGTAGCCAAGGCTTACATTACCCAAGATTTATCTCTATCTGAGGTTGATAGCATACCTGATTATATTGATAATAATCCATTAGCATTAAGCTTATACGTCTTGTCTTACGATGCTAATAAAAGACTGACAGAAGCATCCTTAGCAGTAAAAGAAAACTTGAGAAATTATATCTCTCAGTATAAGATAATGACAGATGCAATTACTATAAAGAATGCTTACTATATAAACATAGGTATAAACTTTGATGTTGTGGTGCTCCCCTCCTATAACAGTAGGGAAGTTCTTAATCAGTGTCTTAATGCAGTAAGAGATTATTTTGATATAGATAAGTGGCAGATTAATCAGCCAATTCTAATATCAGAACTTACTAACATTATAAGCTGTGGAAACATTAGAGGAGTTCAAAGTGTAACTAAAGTTGAAATAGTTAATAAATACGGAGAAACAAATGGTTATTCAAAATATGGTTATGATATAAAGGGTGCTACCAAAAGTAATATAATCTATCCAAGTTTAGATCCATCTATTTTTGAAGTTAGATACCCTAATACTGATATTTACGGAAGAGTTGTAACCTATTAATAATCATATATGAATTTAGAAAAATTAAAGGGCCACATACCAGATTCGGTAATAACCCAACTGCCAGACACTATTGCTAAGTTTGAATTAAACACACCACTAAGATTAGCACATTTCCTTTCTCAAGCAGGTCATGAGTCTGGTGGATTTAAGTTAGTAAATGAAAACTTAAACTACGGAGCCAAAGGTTTATTGGGAATATTTAAAAAGTATTTTCCAACTGAAGCAAAGGCTCTACAGTATGAGAGAAAACCTGAAAAGATAGCCAATTTAGTTTATGGAGGAAGAATGGGAAATGGCCCAGAAGCAAGCGGAGAAGGTTTCAAATTTAAAGGAAGAGGTTATATCCAGCTTACCGGAAAGGATAACTATACTGCATTTGCAAAATCTATAAATGAAGATGTAGTAGCAAACCCTGACCTGGTAGCAACTAAATACCCATTAGCATCAGCAGCTTGGTTTTTCCATAAAAACGGATTACATAAAATAGCTGATAAGGGAGCAACAGATGCTGTTGTAACTGAAGTTACTAAAAGAGTTAATGGAGGTACAATAGGTTTGGCCGATAGACTTAAGCATTTTAAAGAATATTACAGTTTACTACAATAATAAAACATGGCCGTATATAAAATATTTGCTGAAAAAGACACTACTCTGTACTCTGACTACGGGACGCTAAACTCTGGGATGGATCCTATTTTGGAACTATCTAAGAATACTAGCCTATTGTACGCATCACAATCATCAGCAGCTAGATTTTTGATTAAGTTTGCGGATGGAGACATAACAGATGTAGTTTCTAACTATATTGGTACGGCATCTTTTAGTAGCAGTTTAAAATTGTATTTAGCAAATTCAACAGGCTTACCCACTGATTATTCTATAGAGGCGTATCCTGTATCAGGTGCTTGGGATATGGGAACTGGTAGATTTGGAGACAGTCCAATACCTACTGATGGCGCTTCTTGGTTATATATGAAATCTGGTGGAACGTCTCCTTGGAAACTTGCAAACTTTTCTACGGGTGTGACAGCTTCATACACAGTTCTTAATTTTGGGGGAGGAACTTGGTACACTGCTTCTAAGGCAGAGCAAAATTTTGGAGTATATACTAACAAAGATGTTAATATAGATGTATCTTCTGCTGTAAGGGCATTTGTATCAAGTTCTATACCAAACGAAGGGTTCCTACTTAAACTTTCAGGATCTTTAGAATTTAACGAAGATTATAATTTTACTCTTAATTATTTTGGAAGAGATACAAATACGGTATACCCACCAGTATTAGAGTTTAAGTGGAATGATTCTAGATACTCAATATCAGGATCTTTAATATCTGGAGTTTCATCCCAAGACATTAGAATATCATTGTCTAACAATAAAGGAGAGTTCAATCAAGATGAAATACATAGATTTAGATTGAATGTAAGAGATCAATTCCCCGTAAGGACATATGCTACATCCTCTATATACACAACTCAAAAATATTTACCGGCAACAACTTATTATTCTGTAAAGGATGTAAAATCAGATATTACTATAATAGAGTTTGATAATAACTTTACAAAAGTAAGCGCAGATCTACAAGGTAATTATTTTGATGTATACATGTATGGACTAGAGCCAGAAAGGTATTATAAGATACTTATAAAGACAGTTATTAGTGGGTCCACTTTAATATTTGACGATCAATATTTCTTTAAAGTAACAGAGTAATGGGGGAGCAAGTAAACATAATCAGAAAGATATATGGTAAAAATACATTTACAAATGTTGTAGATGTAGAGTTTAATCAATTAGTTCCAAAAGAACCAACTGATATAACTCAAACTCCTGCGTCTGTAGATAGTTTTTTTAGTGACTATGATACATTGTTTTATGATATCCCTCCTAGCGGATCTGAGAATTCACATACTGAGATAGTAAAAAGAAGTGGTGAGTATATAGGTCTGAGTATAGATGATTTAAGAGAAGAGATAGCAAATTTAAGAGATGAAAACGTGTCACTAAAGACGCAGATATTATCACTTACAAACCCAACTAAATAATGGTAACGTCTGTAAATAAGATAAATGTTAATTTTGATAAATACGATACTATAGATTCATCTCTAATAGCGTCTAGAGATTATATTAGGCAGTTTGGTTTAAAGGAAGACTATGTAGAGTATCACGTGTATACTAAGAACGGTAATCTTCTTTACTCAAACTACAATTATACAGATTATAAAATACCAGGGACTTTACAGGGAGCGGCAAATACTTACACAGAAGAGTTAGAATTTTTTCCTGGTGATGTTGTTGAGAGCCTAGGGTTTACATATGGAACATACAATGTTCAATTTAATGTATATAGAAAGAAAGTTGTAGATATTAATCAAAAGGTATTTTTTATAAAAGAAATATCTAATGATAGAAAAGAACTTAGAATATCTTCTAATGATCTATCTAACCTAACCTTAGAAGAAGGAGTTATTAACTTTCTATACGAGATACAATCTTCTTCTTATTTTAAAGACTTTCTTTTAAATTTTGGAGACAATAAAATAATAAATGCTGTAAATATAGCATTAGATAAGAATACTGATCCTTATAGTATTTTAATAAAACTGTATCAACCTTTACCTAATGAGTTTGATCTAAAAGCTTCATTTTGGTTTGTTGAGGAGCTATCTGAGGCTTCTGTCTTTGAAGTTAATTTAGAGCCTCAACCTGTACAAGTGGCAACTCCTTTTTTAAGATCTGCTAATTTTGATATAGAAGTTGATGAAAACTCTATAAAGCCATCAGACTATTTAAACATAAATGAACTTCTTTCTAACCAATCACTTGGTGCATACCAAGAATTGCTTAATGAGGTAAATAAAAAAGGCATACAAATAAATGTAGACTACTCAGATTACAGTAATTTTGTACACTTTTCTTCAGCAAGAGAGAGGTTATTGAACTTTAGATATAAAGTAGAGTTAGTAGAAACATACCAAGCAGACATAAATGCTATTAAGACTACTACTAACTATCAAACTTCTTTTAACTCTAGTGCAAGCATAATATCTTTACAAGGCAAGATAGACAATATTGTAACTAAGTTTGATGGGTATGAAACATACCTATATTACACATCAGAGTCTTCAGCCTGGCCTAAATCAAACTCTAAGAAGCCATACACTCTATACTCCTCAACATCTAGTGCGGTAGAGACATGGTTAGGTAGTTATGATTATGACTCACCAGTGTATGGTGGTCAGCTATACACAGCGTCTGTATATGATTTAGAAAATCAAGACAACTTATCTTACATTGTTCCGGAGTACATATCTGTTGATCCTGTAAACGATGGATATACTCTATTCTTAAACATGGTAGGACAGCATTTTGATAATATCTGGATCTACATGAATAGTATTACAGATCTTTATAAAAATAATAATAGCCTAAATAAAGGTATTTCAAAGGATCTTGTTTACTATGCTTTAAGATCTCTCGGTGTAAAATTATATAATTCAAAAAGTAATGAGAACCTATTCCAGTATCTGATAGGAAGCTCAGCATCAGGAAGCTATTCTCCTACGGGATCATCTTTTGATACCCTAGTAACAGCCTCAGCGTATACTGTCCCTGGTCAGGACATACAAAAGGAGACTTTAAAAAGAATATACCACAATTTACCCCTTTTATTAAAGTCTAAAGGCACCGAAAGAGGAGTAAGGGCCCTTATAACGTCTTTTGGTATACCAGATACCATATTGTCAGTTAATGAGTTTGGGGGCGCAGATAAGCTTAATAACACCGTAGAATACACATACGACAGGTTTTCATATGCATTAAACATGTCAGGATCGTATGTAAAGGCTTATTGGGGAGCTAAATACGACTATCCTACAGGATCTGTTACCAACTATGTACCAAATTCAGTAGAATTTAGGTTTAATCCAGATAAAGACTACTACTACTATACTTCTTCTTTGTTCGATGTAACATTAGATAGTAATGGAAGGAGGACTATGTATGCGGATATATCCCCAGATTCTTCTAGCGGATACCCATACAGCAGGGTAAGTTTTTACCTTAGTGGTAGTGCAGGTATGTCAAAAGCATCTGTATCGCTTCCTATATTCATGACTGCATCCTCTGGGGAATCCTTGTGGTGGAATGTCATGGTTAAGAGAAGAAGTGTGTACGATGTAAACACTAATAACCAAGATCAGTATTATGATCTTTACGTAAAAAATAAGATAGGATTAAGAATAGGACACGAAGACTCTGCTAGCATCTTTGCAACAGGAGCTGCATCATCTTCTTACAATTACAGCTGGAATAGAGTTACACAGTCTCTTTATTTAGGAGGCACTGGATCTAAATTTGTAGGAAATATTCAAGAGCTTAGATATTGGACAACTCCATTATCTGAAAATGTTTTTGACTACCATACTTTAAATCCTGAGTCTATAAGAGGTAATTTTAGTTCATCTGCATACAATGAACTATCTGCAAGGTTCCCACTAGGAAATGATCTATACATATACAATCATACTCTTACAGGATCTGTATATTCAGTACAACCAAACTATAAAGAAAGATCTGTAATAGCAGGAGCTACTGTAAAATCAGCCAGTTTTGTAGGATTTCCTAATGAAGTAAACTACTCATCAAATGATGAAGAATATGTTACAGACTCTCCTAATATGGTATACTCTAATCCAGTAAACCAGAAAGTTAGGATAGTAGATAATGTAATTACTGGTAGTGTACTGTCACCATTTATAAGACTTGAAGACGAGACTCAAATATACACGACTAAAGACGTTCATTATATTGATGCATCTTTTTCCCCTTCTAATGAACTTAATAAGGATATAATAGCTCAGTATGGTAACTCTATAGACATTGATCAATATATAGGAGATCCTAGGGATGATTACAAGAAAGAGTATCCAAATCTCGTATCTTTCAATAAGGAATATTATGAAAAGTATTTTAGGGATTACAATCTTGCAGACTATGTAAGGCTTATAAAGTTCTTTGATAATTCTTTATTTAAGATGATAAAGGATTATGTTCCAGCAAGATCAAGTATACAGACTGGATTAACAATAAAATCTACTATCCTTGAAAGACCTAAATCAAAAAGAACAGAGGCGACTGTAACTGAAAACTATAACTCTCAAGAAGGTGAAATAGTAGCAGGAGATATTACAGCTAATAGCATATACACAAGCGGTTACGGAGATGGTAGTGATTTTTATACAGGACAGTTATCAGGATCTATAATTGACATCAATAATATATTTGATGAAAAAAATTACAATCCATATTTACAATTTACGCCTAGCATTGATTATAAATTTTTTGACAGGAGTGTATATAACACAACTATAAACAATGTATCAGCTAGTCAAGTATCAATGTTATTTAAGAGGATAAATCCATATCAATTTGGTATGCTTGAGCCTGTTGAAATAATGGATGAAAAATACTCAGACCCAAGATATACTAGACCTAGATACGATGGATCTAAAACAATTAGTTCAAAATATAATTTTTACACCAACGGGGATACTTCTTATGGTAAAACCGCTGCTGTAGATTTTAATGCAGAAAAGTTTGCATTTGCAAACAGTATTAATAAAAAGAATCTAAACTTTTACGACAAAACAACTGTCAATATAAAGTTTTTGATAGATGCTACTGGATCAATTACTGAATTATCTAGGAGAAATTATCATTTATTTGAGGTCCAAAACATATACAAGAAGGGAGATCTTGTTAACGTATCTTTGATGGATAAGTTAAATCCAACAAATCAAGCATCTCTAGACGGAGATAAGGTTATATGGGAAGGAGGGTTCAGTTATTCTCCTATAATCTTTAGAGAAATTAATGAAAATCTTAATTTCACATATATAGAGCCTGCTGATACAACTGAGAAAAAACTCGGATTGAAGGCTATAAATATGAGTGGGTATGTATTTCAAACTTTAGGAGATACAAATGCAGAATTTACGACAACTCCAAATGGTACCACTATTAAATTTTTAATAAACGGAGTATCTCAAACAGGAATAACGTACTCTCAGAAAAAAATAGAAAGTAGAAACTGGCCTTATTTAAAAATGCCATTAACTGATTATGCAGCAAGTACAACTTTTTATAAAGATTATACAAACTCATCAAGAAACATAGGAACTCAAAACACCTCAGCAGATAATCCTAGTTTCTACTCATTAGATTGGTTTATCCCAGGTAGCACATCAGAGGCAGATGGTGGATATAGAACAGATGATTTTAATGGAAAGTTAACAGTTGTGCAGTCTGGTACAGAGTATTATTCATATGTAGCAGCCCCTAGAACATCTACATATAAAGTAAATATAGATTTATCAATAAAAGTAAAAGCTAAAAACCCAGAACCTACAGGAGTATTTGGTATTGGAGTAAGACAAGAAGAAAATGGCCCATCTATTGTAAAGATAATAGGCATTTTAGAAGTTAAAAAAGCAGGATCTTCTACATGGTCTTATTTAGACACTACTAATCCAGCTAATCCTGTTCCTTATGGGTATACCAATTTTACAGCTACTAATATACCAATAGCATCTGGAGGTAGAGCTGCTACAGGAACTACAAGAGCATTAGTAAATGAAGATAGAAGCTTTTTATATTTTCCAGAAGATACTATAGGAGGTACTTACAATGGTCAAACTATTAGCCCATTCTTTGAAGGGAGATGCCAGTTATTTAATAAAGAGCTTTATTTAAATCAAAATGATGAATTAAGAGTAAGATTCTTTTTTGCAGAAGTAACAACATTTTTTAGAAGAAGCGAGGACATTTATTTTGAAATACAAGCTGGTAATACATCTAAAGCTTATTTTGAAGTTTTTGACAAAGTAACATCAAATACAACACAAGTAACAACAGCTACTATAGTAGCAGATCCGCTAAACCCATTATTAGTATCAGCACCAGATAATAAGACTGTTATTTTTAATGATACGGCATCTATATTATGGAATAAAGCGTTTTTTGAACCTCCTGATTCAAGTAACCCAGCATCTATAAGCAATAGTTATAGTGCCGTTGAACATCCTTTTTCTTTAAAAGTTTACGATGTAATAAGGTTTACACAGTTCAATGCTATAAAACCTGACTATTACTTAGTAATGGAAGTTATAGATCCACAAATACAAGCTATTTCATCAGGAACTGTAACTTCTTATATAGTAACTAGACCGGCTGCCGTAGTCTTGGATAGGGAGTATAATCCAAATCAAATAAACGGGTCTAGCTTTGCAATTCTTAGAAAGACTGAAGATGAAACTGTTATTATACTTGATTTTAAGAAAAAAGACGGTCTTCCTTCTAATGCTTTTATGATACCATACAACATAAAAGATGAGATTAAGAAAGACATAGGAAACATAGTAGCTCCATTGAAAGATACTGTCCTTTCTAAAGTTCTGATTATAGGGTAACCTAAAATGATAAACTTCAATATTTATATATACAAAATACAAAAATGGGATATTTAAACAATACCGTAGTAACTGTCGATGCTATTTTGACTAAAAAAGGCCGGGAACTCCTAGCCAGGAACGACGGGTCTTTCAGAATTACACAATTTGCAATGGCTGACGATGAGATAGATTATACTCTATACAATACAACTCACCCTTCAGGATCAGCTTTTTATGGTGAAGCCATAGAAAATATGCCTCTTTTAGAAGCATTCCCAGACGAGAATCAAATCATGAAATATAAACTGGTAACTCTCCCTAGAGGAACAAGTAAACTACCAGTTATCAACGTGGGATACGCTAGCATAGTTCTCAAACAAGCTGCTTCTCTAGTAATAACTCCACAGACTTTGAACTATCTTGGGGCTACATCTACATTTGAACCTAGCGGATACGTAGTAACCGTTGGAGATGCTAGATTATTGTCTACCTTTACCGGCATAGGAATAGACACCACTAACTTGGGCATATCTGATCTGAACAGCACAACAGGAACTCAGATAAGCAAAACCGCAATAGGCACATCATTCACTTTAGTAGGTACTACAATAGACACCCTATTCGGAAGCACATTAACCAGCCTCAGCACAACTATAACTGTAGTTGGTAGGGATTCTGGTGCTAGAATCACCATTCCATTAACTGTAAAAAAGAATAAATAATGTCCTTCATAACATTTCAAGATGATGATAGTGTAATAAGTTCAGAGGCCATAACGGCACCTCTATGGAGCTCTAATGTATATAATCTAACCGCTTCATTTACATCCAGTGTACAACAGGGAGATAATACAGGAAAATATTACTTAAATGTGTACAATTTAACTGTTGGCAGTGACGGGTCAGAGACTCAGTTTTCTGTGGCTTATGGTCATATTTCAGGTAGCGGATCAGCTGTGTTTAACAGTCTGGTAAATGAAAAAACCCCAACAAGAGACATATACGGACAGTACAGGAATTTAGTATATGGAGATGAAGGTAGCGTGTTTAATTTCGGTGGAAATGGAGGTGTATCTAGAGACATCTTTGTAATCAATGTAAATAGATCTAGGTATAAAGAAAAGATCAATATCGGAACCACTAACTTAACTTTAAAGAACGGCAGCAGCTTCCTATATCTGACCGATAATAGTAAAGACACGACTATAAACAGCTTTATTGGTGGAAATAGAGTATACAATATTGTAAGCGGATCAAACGGTAATAGTTATAATACCTCATCTGTACAGACCGCCAGCGGAAGCTACGGATACTTTTTCCCAGATATGGGTATTTATGTTTTAAACCCAAGAGCCCTAGCACTATCATATGCAAATGGAGGAATTGGTATGACTGTGGATGAGACAAGTGCATTGTCATACACAGCTACTTATAATATAAATGCAGATAGATTATTTAGAGTTATTAATTCTGGATCTTCTTTCCAAGCAAAGAGCGAAGAGACTATATCATCTAGGTATTTCTTTGTAAATGCAAAAAGCTCACAGTTAAACTATACAACAAACCCATCAATTATTGATGAGAATGGAAATGTACTGTACTCTATATTGATAGATAATCCACAGGTGTTTCCAACAACTATAGGATTATATAACGATGCTAATGAGCTTTTGGCTGTTGCTAAATTAAGTAAACCTTTGCCAAAAGACTTCACCAAGCAGATAACATGTAGAGTCAAATTAGAATTTTAAATTCGAGATGACTACATATGTCGGCATACAAACGTTTATATAATTCAGATATAGTTAGTACTCCATATTTAGCAAATAAAAATTGGAGTATTAGTGTATGTGATTTAGATTCATATGGAATCAGAGTATACAATGGTGTAAAAACTAGTAGTATATTCGACTATGATAATGATATCAAGACTAATAATGAATACGATAGATTGGTTTACCAATCAGTAAACCATTTGTATTATCAGGCTTTTTCTGGATCATATTTAGATGATTCTTCCAATTTAGCCTCTCTAAACTACGCTAGCGCATCTATATACAGACCTTCTGGGGCTTATTATGATTATACCCCTCAAGGGTATATGGTAAAAGACTTTCCTACAGGATCAAATGCCACTATAAAGGTACTATCAATATCTAAAGACGTTTATAGTACATCTGTAAAGAAAATGTCTTTTAACATATCCACATCATTTATGAATTTACAGGATGATGGAAAGGGTAATATATTTGATACATTAGCAACAGGATCACAACAATCGTCTTATAGTGCGTTTACTAATAAGGGAGTTAGATTATATACAAGTGGGTACGGTATAGATGGGTTTGGTTCTTATGAGGAATGGAAAACCGTTAACGATGGAGGATCCTATGCAGGAACTTTCTGGACAAATCCAAGTGAAAATACAACAGACGGTAGACTAAACTATACAGGATTATGGTCTGCTAATTCTCAATTACACATAGGCAGCGGAACTTTAATTTTCAATATAACAGCCTCTTCAGACACTACATACTATTTTGGAATAGGATGTGATGATTATGCATCAGTATATCTAGATGATAATTTGATACTCAACCAACCTAACCCAGGAGGACCAGGAACCAACCTTAGATATTGGGCCATATACCCAGTTAGTATAACGGCAGGGAGCCATGTAGTAAAATTCATAGGAAATAATGGAGGGGTATTTGCTGCAGGAAACCCAGGATCGATGGGTATAGAGGTGTATAATAACACTTATACTCAGATATCAGCCAGTATTGCTGCATCTCCTACTGGGTCTTCAATACCATCTGGACTAAATGTTGTATACTCATCAAAAGATCATTTAACAGAAGGTTCTTTTAGTAATACAACTGATGGCGTAATAGGTAATATATTCTATGAACATGGTCTGGTAATATTAACACATCCAGATTATCAAGAAATATTCCCTATACCTCCGTATGCAAAAGATGATTACATATCATTTTCATCTTCTACATCTCCTAAGTTAATAAGTCCTTTATCAAACGATAACAACAGAGGGCGGACAACTTTAACAGGATCTATAGAATTGTCAGGATCAGACGCTTCGTATTTTACCAATAACGGAAACGGTACATTAACTTTAAGTGCTAGTGTAATTGGAACATATACAACACATTATAGATTCTCAACTAGTAGTACTAGTAGCAGTTGTATTTTGAAATCAAATTATGCTAAAATTGAAGCAACAGTAACTAAACCATTGTGTAAGTTTATTGTGTATGCTATATATTTGACCCCTACACCTACACCTACACCAACAGTTACGCCAACACCAACAGCTACTCCTACTCCTACTAGCACAGCTACACCAACAGCTACTCCAACTCCTACCCCAACTGGAGCACCTACTAATACACCGACAGCTACTCCAACTCCTACTATAACCAATACTCCTACACCTACACCTACTCCTGTACCATTTAGTTTTGATGCTGATTATATAGTTGGAACATATACATTTGTTGATGGAAATGATTTGGATACTAGAACTAGGATAGTGACTCCTAATGTTGGACAAAATGTAACAGCTTCTTATTTAGGATGGAGTCAATATAGTTATTGGCCTACTTCTTCTGATGCTCCTATATCAAACCAACCCTTAACTGCATCTAACAGGCCTTATCTAGTTTGGGGTGGGGATAATACCTTTACTGGGTTAGAATCAGTTCTTATAGATGTAAAGAGATTTAAAGAACTATATCCAACATCCTCAAGTCTAGTTGTAGATTTTAGAAGTTTTTGGTATGGCGCTACAGGATCTTCCCCAGTAGTTCTTGATATAACAGCATATTCAGGAAGTCATATGATTTATCAGGGAATTCCTTATGGTTTTACCTATGCCGGATCTAATCCATCTGCAAGTATAGATTCAGGAAATAAGTATATAACTGCTTATAGGTCTGGTTCCGTAGTAACAGGATCTAGTGACTTAGAAAACCCACCAGTAATAGCTGAACTTTCAAGAGGTCAAAGATTAGCTACACTTTCTTATTCTACAACAGGGCTATCAGGAAGTATTAGTGTATCTGATACCACAACACCAGCAATATGATAAATAAAAATACACATCACGAAGTATCAGTCCTTCTTAATAATGGAGTACATAATCATACTAAGAATGTAGAAAATATAATATTAGGAAATTCTGAAATAGGCATATATGCTTCACTTTATGAAGAAAAATATATATCAGTTATAGATAATAATATTAGCCAAATATTTACTAATTTAGCAGATGCCAGAGAATGGATAACGGATAATACGTAATATTAAATAAAATTTGTTATGGATAAGATATTTGTTCAAATAGCTAGTTATAGAGATCCACAACTTATTCTCACAATAGACGACATGATAACCAGGGCTAAACACCCTGAAAGACTTACATTTGGGATATGTTGGCAATACGATGAAGAAGAAGATACTGAAATCTTTGATGCTAAGCCAAACTTCCGTATAAAAAAATACCATTATAGCGAGAGTGAAGGATTAGGATGGGCTAGAAACGTCACCAATAGCTTGTATGATGGGGAGAAATATACTCTTCAAATAGATAGTCACCATAGATTTGTTGATGGGTGGGATGAAATATTGATGGAAGATTATCTACAAGCTTTAGAAATATCGGAAAAACCGATTATTACTACCTATTGCACACCATTTGATCCTGAAGGATGTAGATGTAAATATGAACAATTGCCATCCTTGATGTCTCAGTATGAGTTTTCAGCAGATAAGTTATTAATGAGTATGCCTTGGTATATACAAGACCATAAAGAAAGAACTAAGGTAATCAGAGCTAGAACTATAAGCGGACATTTCTATTTTGTAGACGGTAAGTTTATAGATGAGGTTAGGTATGATCCAGACATTTATTTTGGAGGATATACAGAAGAGACAACTCTTAGTGTAAGAGCTTTTACAAAAGGGTATGATTTCTTCAGCCCATATAGAATGATAATGTGGCATGAATACACCAGGAACTACAGAAGAAAGCATTGGGAAGATCATGGTGCAGAAAGTGCTACTAAAAAAACTTCTGGTGAAAGAGATGTATATGCTAGAAACAAAACTAGACAACTTTTTGGTCAAGAAGATCATGGGATTGACATGGGAATATATGGTCTAGGTGATGTTAGATCTTTACACGATTATGAAGTATATGGGGGGTTTGATTTTAAGAATTGTAGAATACAAG